CGAGCAAAATGTAACCATGTTGCTCAATGTTGCGTTGCTGATGTTGGCGGCGGCATTGGAATAAGCAGCATTCACAGCAGAAAAGTAACTGGAAATTAAAGTGGTACCGGTATAGCTACCAACAGCCGCGAGCCATGTGTTGGCTATGCTCACTCCACCATTGTTGCTGAGTGTGGCGCCGGCAATCATCTGTAACGGTGTCAATACACTTGTGACCATGCTTTATCCTGCAAACACGTCCGGGCTGCCCTGTGACACAGCAGTGCATCCTGCGAGTGGATCTCCCACTCTGGCCAAGGGTTTTCCATTTACAAAAACTGTTTCACTTCCTCTAGAGATTGAAGCAGAATGGGGACTACAGGGCGGTTTGCCCGGACCGGGCTTTAAATGCGGAGTGCTGCCATCACCTTGTCTGGCAGCGGCAATACTGTTGATAAAAACATCTCCACTGCCGGCCGAGATGGTGTATCCACTGCAATGTGGAATTCCTTGATCACCTTTTCTAGCTGCTGCGGGCATGTTCAATCTCCATGAGTTTTAAAAAGAGATCAGGCCAGTTTTCAATCTCTTCATGCTGCTGGTGAGTATGCGGCTCGGGGGGTATCTCCGGAAGAAATTCTATCACGTGGTCTAGATCATCAGGAATATCTTCATATTGATCATACACCTCAAGCAGATCGCGCCGCATGATCACAAATCTATGTCCCATACTTTATTTATGGGCACATGATGTCACACCAACTGGATGTTGGTGGTGCTCTGCATGTACTGGTCAGCAAAGGCTTTATCGCTGGCCACAGCCACTGTGACAGTGGCTTTGCTCAAGGAGATATCCTTGTCCGGCGACACAGTGAACAGGTATGGCATGAGTCCAGGGCCCTTGGCACCCATGGCAATCACCATGGGCTTTGAAAGTTTGTAGTGAGTGGCTGTTTCTTCGTTGAGTCTGGCCACCAGTTCCTCACCTGATGTGAGTTTGAATGTGACCACTTCGTTTGCGCTTACGCCTTTGTCTATTAGCATTTAATCTCCGTATCCGCCGGCGGTTTGTTCGATGTATTGTCTCAGTTCTGTGAATCCGCCAACGTGATTGTTGTTCACAAAAATCTGTGGTACTGTTCTTGCTGTGGGCACTGCTGCCAACAGGTCTTCTCGGGTGTACCCGTGCCCGATTTTGCGTTCCTCATACTCAATGTTCCTTTGCTCTAATAGAGCTTTGGCTTGATCGCAGAAGGCACAGTTGTCTTTTGACCATACTATGGCTGTCATTGTTGTTTCCTTACAGATTGGGTAATTGATCGTAGTCAAGGCTTTCGCTCATGACGCCAATAACATAGTTAGTTGATTCGTTCTCCTGGAGCGCAGTTTGTTTCTTCGAAGTATCCGAATGCTTGTTGAACCACGGAATGGGCGTGGTCCTGGGTGCTGCGGATTGATATTTGATACCAATGTCCTTGAGTGCGCTCACTGCTGTGTAATCCACAAAGTCTTTGAGGATGTTGGCATTGAGTCCAATTACCGGACCTTTGTTAAACAAGTAGTCGGCCCAGGTCTTTTCTTCTCGGATCACATCCAGATACAGTTGATATACTTCACTTTCACATTCCACTTTGGCTGCTGCAAAACGTGGATCTTCTTTGACCACCTGGTTGATCAAGAACGCTGTCCACTCTTTATGCAGCAGTTCATCCTGCAGGATCAGGCTGATGATGTTGCCGTTGCCGATGAAGATCTTGTTCTCTACCATGGCCAAGCTGGTGGCGAATGAAACCATGAATCTGAATGCCTCTAGTGCATAGCTGGCGTTCAGTGCCATCCAGATTGCTCGGATGTGATTCTTTTCACTCACAGATCCTGGGTTGACTTCTTTGAAGCAGTTCAACTCGTGTAGTTTGTCGTAGTAGTCGCCCACACTGCTTGCCATGTCCACAATCTCTTTAGTGTCATGGATGGTGTTGAACACTTCCTTGGGCACATTGTAGATGTTGCGTATGATGTGGCTGTAACTGCGACTGTGGATGTTGGTCTCAAAGAAACTCCAGTTGTACATCAAGGCTTCCAGTTCTGGCAGGCTCACACACGGAGTGAATACCTGTGCTGGTCCACGGCCTTGCAGACTGTCCAGGGCCGTTTGGCGCAGCAGATTGCTGGTGAAGATATGTTTCACAGCATCCGACGCATCTTTAAAATCGTTAGCATCCTTGCTGAGACTGATCTCTTCGGGCACCCAAAAGAATCCACGAGCAGTTTGCTCAATCTTTTGTATCTTGTTGTACTTGACTTCTTCAAAGCGTTGGATGGTGACTGGACCTGCAGGATCCAAGAACATCTTGCGATTGAGATAATCAGTTCGTGTGGTTAGGTTGTATTGTGCTTTTGACATGTTATGTTTCCGTTTGTTCTATTGTAAATTGTACACCGGTCTCGAGTATCCATCGGTCCCAATATATCATCCAGGTAGGATCAGCTGGTTTACCAGTGTTGAGAGAATCTTTATCTTTCCATACATACCCATCATTGGTTATCTGCATATTTCCTTGATCAACAACTTGTTTTCTAAATTCCTTTTGTCGGATATCCGCCTGACAAAATTCATCTTGTTGTTCCGTTGACAAGGTTCGTATCCAATCATGAAATTGGATCTGTGCTGCCCCCGGAGGCCAAGTGTATACGAATTTTGAAAGTATTGGCATTTGGACATTCCAAAGTTTACTTATATCGTTGCTGTCTCATTCTATTTCCTCTATAATTTGATCTGTTTTTGTTGAGCGAATTGAATCTATCAGTTGCAAATATTCATGTCGCTGTCGTTCAAGATTTTCACTGTGTGTGTGATTTTGCAGATAGGACAACACTTGCTGTACTGTATTCTGATTTGTAGTTAAATTTAATTCTTTCAGACGATCTGCAAATTTGCTTATGGTATTTGCATCTACTGTATCCAAACTTAAATAGTCCGGTTCTGATAATTTTATAATCCTCAATGGAATCTGATATTTTTCACACCAATGTAACAAGGGTATTAGAGTACGTACACTAAAGCATTGTAAAACATGATTGACGTTGAAATACACATTTGGCAAATTGTACACTGATAGAATATTTTGCTCAACCTCAGTCCAATGAGATAAAAATCTAATTTGATCGTTGTGTTCTTCTATCCCTTCAAGACTGACACTCAACCAAACCTGACCAAATTTTTTAATTTTGTCCACAAATTTTTGGTCAAGTTTTGTGGCGTTGGTGGTGAAACTTATGGTTACTTCATTGGTGCAATCTATATCATCCAACACATCCAACACATGCGGAATAATTGTTGGTTCGCCACCGGTGAATGCGATCCACTTGATGTGATTTTGAAACTTACTCAAAAATTGTTTAAAATCATTAGTCAGAGGCCATGAAAAATCTTTGTTTAAAAAATTCACCGAGTAATTGGTCAGCGAATTAAATTTATTGGCATTTACTTTGTATTCGGTCAATAAATGACTGCTTGATGATGGGGTACACATGACACATTTTAGATTGCATAAATTTCCAAGTCTAAGATCCAAGGCACATACACTATCTTTGACTTGCCAATTTTTGTCAATGTGGTGTCTGTCAGAGAATCGAGCAAACTCAAGATTGTAAATCTTCCTCAAACTTTTTTTCCCGACGTTTTCATCTTTCCAACAGGTGTCACATTCTGAAATCTTTTCTCCTTGATACATGCGTTTCCTGATGTTCTGAAGATAGTCTGAATTGATCCAAGAATCAAAATCTCGGAAATCAGTATCCTTGGTTCCTGACCAACTACAACAAGGGGCCAATTTGCCAGAGCTGGTGACACAGGTACTGACCCAAGGAGCCAAACAAAAAGTTGTTGAGTTCATTTTTGACATATTATATTTCTGTAACAACTCCGTTTACTCGTATACCAGCGTCGGAGTTATATCTAGTGTAAAAATCCATGCATTCATCATCTTGACGCTTGCCTTGTTGTTTGGCTTGTTCATCTCTCCATATGTAAGCCCCTGTGCCTATTTCTATACTCATGAGTCCGGCATCAATGGCCTCTCGTCGATATGTATCGGCCCGGGCTCTGGCTTGATGAAATCGTTGTTGTTCACTTTGAGGTTGCCGACTCAACCATACCTTGAACGGAATAGGATCTATTCCGGGAGTGGTTTCC